AGTACTATGTGTGCGGGTTGCCCTCACCGCCAGAAGTAACCGTAGAACCAGTTGCGTTATCACCACCTACTGTTTCACGTGTTGCATGGTTCAAGTACGCATTTTCGCCACTGGACGTATATGCTCCCTTACCATGTTGAGCATTATCAAACTTAATTGTACATGTTACTTGCTGTTGGTCGCTAGTTGCATAATTGGAATCACCATATTGGATATCTGAAATATAACAACCTGCCAAGTACCAATGATCTAAAATATTTGCAGCTGCTGGACTATCGTCGCCGTCTAATGTTTGTATTTCCATATAGAATTTATAATTAGCACCTGCTTTTGCGGCAGATTGATCATAATGATGTAATTGGTTTTGTAGTTGTTGATCAAGTGCTTTAATTGTCTTACTTTGCACTTCATCCCGTAAAATAACAGTAATAGGACTCCATGTATGTTTACCTGCAAGATAAATTCTTGAGTTATAAACATCTAAAACCATTTCGTCATGCGTTAACTGAGGCCGTGTCACGGAAATAACTTGTCTTGTTACAATATTATTATTGCTTGCGCCACCCATATTACCAAATAACACTCTAAAGCGATATTGTAATTTGGGCATTAATGTTTGGTGCGACCCTGCTACTGGTACACCATATTTTCCTAAAACCGACATAATAGTCTCCTATTCCGTATAAATTGTTAATTGTATTTATACAATTCTCTTAAAATCTAAATTAAAAAGGGCACCTTATAAATAAAAGTATAAGCAAAAAGGGCACCTTATAATGAAACGAAGACCTATCTGTACTCAATGTATGAAAAAACCTGCCGCAATAAACTATTATAAAGATAGTGTGCCTTTCTATAGATCTAGATGTGATAGTTGTGTTAGAAAAAATAAGAAAACAAAGACATCTAGAATTCCACGAAAAATTGTTGCTGACTTATAAAACAAAAAAGGCTTGCATATGCAAGCCTTTGATGTAAATTAAAAATAATTTTTTATAGTGTACCTGTTGCAACAATCCTAATTGGAATGTAAATAAACTCTGCAGATTTAGTTGGCTCTATTGCCACATCTACATACATTTCATTACGATCTATTCTAGCAGGAGTATTGTTTGTTGTATCGCAAATTACTGCAAAATCATATACACCTCTTTTAGACATAATGTCAGTCATAAAACTATCAAATACATGTTGAATATTTGCTCTAGTTGTTTCATCATTTTGTTCAAAGATAAACGGACGAGCAATAACTTCAAAACGTTCTCTTAGATATGCAACTAATCTAGAAACATTTACTCTATCCAGTGCAGAACTTGTACCATGTAAAGTCTTTTGACCCCACAATGTTATTCCTGCATCAGGAAAATTAGCAATAGGATTCATGTATGCATTATACATTACATCTCGTTGTCCATTTGTTAATGCTACAGCAACAAATTCACCTTCGGCATTCAAATAGCCAACACCTGTTGCGTTGTCTACTCTACCTCTAGTAAGTCCTGCAGGAGCGAACCATGGATACGAAACTGCATCACTATGTGCTAACGCACGTAATGTCATATGACTTGCTGGTACCATTACTGTAGTACCGTCTGAATTTGTAGAAAGAGCACTTGGATAATATACAGCCATGCTTGAATTTTTAGTATTCAAACCATCTTCGCCATTTTCGGCCGCTGTAGTATTTGTAATCCAAGTAACTGCATCATCTGGTGATTTCCTAAAAGGTGAATCAACTAGTACAAACGCAGTTTCTTTTCTATCTGTGTTTAGTGTGGATAGTTCATCTGCAAGTTCTGGATAACCAGGAGCTGCTAATAATGTAACTGCTACTGTGTCTTCTCTTAACGTAGAACCAGCGGCCGCAGCTTGTAGTCCTGTAACAACTACTTTACGTTGTGCATAGCGTCCAAATGTACCTGAACCATCTGCATTATTGCCACTTTCTGTTACCCATTGTTCATCTGCTACGTTTGCTGTAACAAATTTTCTAACAACTCTACCTGTACCAGGCATATTAACTAAAATCATATCTACCGGATATAAAGCTGCGTCAACGCCTCCATCTGTTTTTACAGCGCCTACTGTTACTGCGCCTGTTGTAGCATTATAAGTAGCTTTTGTATGATCTCCAAACACAACACCATTTACTGTTGTTTGGTCTGAATTATCACGAGCAGTACCCCAAGAAGTACCATTACTTACATAAATTGCAGGATAATTTGCATCATTTGTATCTACCCAAATTTTGTTAGCTACGCCAACTGCTGGTTCTGTAGATGCTAATGTAATATCTGCGCCCGCAACTGCAACCCAATTAGTACCATCATGCTTCCATAAATCAATATAAAAAGTTTCGTCGTACCATAGTGTTCCATTTGTTGTTGTACCGGTTGGTGCAGTCAAAGATGCTGTATGTGTTAGTGCCGCGAATGCGGTTCCGTCCCAACGTTGAAGTGTAAATTCTGCATCAGCTGCTGTTGTATCTACCCAAATAAAACCTACTTGCGCGGCTGTTGGTGTTGGAGCAGTTTCTTGCACTGCGCCTATTGTTACTGATAAAAATGCATTTGAAGTAGAATCAAATACTTTAAGTATAGGATTAAAACCTTCATTTGGTGTAGATGTTTTAAACCAAAAATCGCCAACTGCTAATGCTGTTGGCACAGTTGTATGATCTGAAACAAATACAGTATATGTACCAGCACTTGCTGTTGCTAATGGTTGAAATGCACCACCATCATGTACATGAAATTGTGCAGGGGAAACAGTAGTGTCTACCTGAACATCTCCAGCCGAGCCACCTGTACCAGCGCCGAGTGTAACATTTTGTTTTACCCAACCACCTGTACCAGTTGCATTTGCTTTAAAAAGACCCCATTCGGTATTTGTTGTATCTAACCAATAAAGTCCATTTGCTGGAGGACCTTGTGGTTCTGGTTTTGCCGGCGCAAGTTGTGTTGTATTAACATCTGCTCTTACAACATACGCGGCATTTGATGCGCCTAAGTAACTATAAGCGGCTAGTAATCCATATTCATTTAATTCGTCGCCATGACTGCCAAAAGAAGGATTACCAAATTCCTGTGACAATTCAAATTGGCTTGTTACCAATTGTGGGGTACCGGCTTTTGCTTTTGCTGTTCCAGCTGCTGTGCCAGTGCCACTTACGTGGGCCTTATCTTCTCCCGATGCAACTATTAGCAAAGGAACAGTTCCTGCACCAGCAGATGCATACATACTCTCATCTGTTACGGAAACTGAGACGCCCGGTGAAACTAATGTAGCCATATTTTTTCTCCCTAGGTCAATAAGTTATTCGTTAATATTTATTTTAATATTATAAAAACCAGGAGATATGCGAGTTAACAGAGTAGTTAATTAAGGATATTGACCAGATACTCCAGACGATTGAATAAGTGCAATATAAAGAGCAGGTGCAACAAAATCATCAAACATAAATCTAGTGGCACTGTGCGAAAGTTCAATCCATTGCATTTGTCTGCCTTGTAATTTAAATCTTCGATATCCCATATCATATACTTTTTTAACTTCTTCTAATCTAAGTTCAGTACTTCTATCCATATGGGTTTCTTTATGAAAATTGACAGGATAACATTTAGGAAGTATAAATTTATTATAGTATTCTTTATGTTGAGGATCGGCTTGTCCTGTTTCATTAATAGACATTGCTTCTTGAGAAAACATTAAATGTTCTTGTCGCCTATATGGACAGTTTACTTCACACATTTCATTTAAAATGATTTCATATTTGTCGGCATCATCTGATAATTTTTCAAGCAGATCAAAATTAATACTATCATCTGTATGAATGTTTACTACATCGTATCGTTCTGCTAAACTCCTATACCACTTTTCATCGCCTGCTTTTTTTTCTTTTACTGTTTTATCAATGGATGCTTTTAATTTTAAATCAGGATATCGTTTTTTAATATAATCATACAGTATTTCACTAACAAGTATAATGCCACTATTGCTTCCATTTATTTCCCATAACATGTCTAATAATAAATTACAAGTGGGATTAGATAAATGTTTTTCTTCTATAAGCCAATTAGACCATGTATAAAAAACATCAATGTTTCTTTTCTTATATCCTTTTAACACATGATCAAATTCAGATGCTTGTTCTTTTCGAGATGTACCAACAGTTGGTTGAAGCATTTGTGTTTTTTGAGATATGTTATGTACACCTCTACCGCCGTGCCATAATACAGGTAAAGAACCATATACTTCCATAGGAATGTGAAAA